CCACTACCGTCTTGGTCGGTATACTAGAGTGATAGAACATGAAATATATAAAGGATTAGATGGTTTATTTGGGGGTCCTACAGTTATGAAGGGGTACAACCCTGACCAGGTCGCAACACACATAGTTGAGGCTTGGAACTCGTTTAGCGATCCAGTTGGCATCCCGTTGGATGCCAGCCGGTTCGACCAACATTGCTCAATTGATGCTCTCAAATGGGAACACAATCAGTATAGATTTTTGTTTCCAGGTGAGAGAGAGCTAAGTTGGTTGTTAAAGCGACAGGAGCGTAACAAGGGCTATGGCGACTATCCCGGCGGACAGATTAAGTATCAAACCGTCGGGTGCCGGATGAGTGGGGATATGAACACTGGGCTTGGCAACTGTTTGCTAATGGTCTGCATGATGCGTGCATTTTGCGACCATTGCAAAGTCAAAGCACGGTTAATAAACAACGGTGATGATTGTGTGTTGCTGGTTGAACGTGATAGGTTGGCACATGTAACCCATGAATGTGCCCCATGGTTTATTCGCATGGGGTTTAACATGAAGTTTGAGGGCGACATAGCTTATCGAATTGAACATATAACGTTCTGCCAACTACGTCCCGTTCGTACGCCGACTGGTTACACCATGGTTCGAGACCTGAAGAGTATCGTTAAGGATGCTGCCAGTTTGCAACCCAACATCGACGGCGTTTATGCCTGGATGGGGGCCGTCGGTGAGTGTGGTTTGGCACTTGCTGGTGACATCCCAGTTTACGGGGCGATTTATGCGGCATATTGCCGCCACGGTTCGGCCGGTCGTGTAAGGAATCACAACAATTTCCGAAACACGGGTATGGCCATTGCTAGCCGTGGTATGAATCGTTTTGCCAATGGCCCGGTGGCGGACATTACCAGGGTGAGTTATTATCTTGCGTTTGGTATTAGTCCTACCCACCAGGTAATCATTGAAAACCGCTTCAATGAGTTGGTTGCTGGAGTGATGCGTCTCCGTTTACACTCCACCATTTGCCCAAAGGGATTACTATTTAATTATAAAATTTCACGGAAATACACCGTTTATCAAGTATTATGGCTAAGACTAAAGCTACCTCAAAGGGTGGCCAAAACGCTTCTATCCAGAGCCTTAACAGCCGTGTAGACCGCATCATGAAGATGATACCCAAGGGTACATTTAGTAATGTTGGTACTGCGGCTGGAATGGCTGCTGGTGGCCCTGCTGGGGCCACCATTGGACGTGTCATTGGATCAGGGCTGTCTGCAATCACTGGTTACGGAGATTATGAGGTTAGCA